ATGCCATCGCTCCGCTACTCTCCGCTTTTCCTTCGCCTCGCTGCTCTGTGCTTCTCAGTGCCGCTGCTCCGCCACTGCACAGCAGTTCACCTCATAGCCTTCGCCGCGCATCGCAGCGCCAAGCTATGCCTTTGCTCTGCCTCTCTTTACCTCACGACGCTATGCCACTGCTTCGCCTTGCCTCACCATGCATCGCCTTGCCGTTGCCAAGCTCTGCATCGCACCGCCTCCGCGAATCAGGGCCGTCAATGCCATGCCCTTGCTCTCAGGCCTTCACCTCATAAGCGGTGTAGGTAAAGCGGCCCTTTCCGCTGTTGCGCCACTGGCCGATGCCGCGCAGGATGCCATAATCCAACCACTCACGCACAACCTTTTCGTGGCTGTCGTCAAGAAGGATCACGTCAAACTCGCAGGTGCTGCCCGCCGGGATTTCCTCACTGTTGGCAAGGCTCACGCGCTCGCCCTGTGCGGTCTGTGCGCGGAGCGGGCGCTGGCATTCGCCAATCGTTCCGTTTATGTCAATGGGAATCATCCGGGGTGAAACGAAGATCAGGCCGTCAATGACCTTCTTGTAAGCAGTCAGCTTGCCGCTTTCGTTCACGGCCTTCTTCTTGCCAGTTTCGGTCTTGCCACCGATGCGGGAAAGCATACCGCAAGCATCCTTAAACATGCCTTTGATCTGGTAATCGTAAAAGATCGGATTGCCGTCTGGGTCACGCGGGAAAACAGTCATGCCCTTGTCAGCTACCGCATCGGGGCCAAGAGCTGCCACTTCATCCTCGATGGTGGCAGCATCCGGCGACTTGCTGGCGATAAACTCGCGGGCCACATTGGGGTTTGCGGGCCATGTGCCCAGCACCGGCTCAATAAACGTAGCTTTCACATGCAGCTTTTTCATAATAGTAACCTCCAAAATATATTGTTTACGCCACGCCGTCCTGGTTGTGCTGCTGGGCAGCAAGCTCCATCTGCTCCACGCTTTGCCTGCGCTCCACGCTGGGCAGCATTCCCACGGCCTTGAGCTGCTCATAGATAAACCGCTGACCCGCTTCCGTCCATACGGTGGTGTTCTTGGTGTCCCACTCGCCGGTGCTCTTGTGCTGGAACGGCGTGGATTTGCGGTTTTTGGTGTAGCCCTTGCCGCAATACTTGGCGTATAGCACCCACTGGCCGTCGCTGGTCTTGTACTGGATCTTCAGGCCGTGAAGGATGCTGTTGAGCTTCTCGGCGCTCAGGCCGTAATCCTTGGCAAGGCTGGTAGTGGTGCGGCAGTTCTTGCCCACGCACACCGCCCGGGCATACTCTGCATCCGGCTTCAGGTCGTTGTTCTCGGCCAGCAGGCTGCGGTTCACGCTTTGCAGCTCTTTCACTTTGCGGTCTGCAATAAGCACCGCACGGCGCATGACCGCTTCCGGGCTGTTCCACTGCGCCTCCACGGCCAAGAAATACTGCCGGGCCTGCTTGCCACGCTCGTTGCGCTGGATCATGCAGAGCTCTTTGGCCATTGGGATGGTGAGTTGGTGGTCATCGAGTGTTCGGCTGACTTTGCGCCCGCCCTCGTCCTGAACCCGCTCAATTTTGAGCGGGTTGAAATCCTCACCCTCGGTGAAGCCGTACTCCACCATGCGGGGAAACCAGTCCTTATAGGCCGTCTTGACCTGCAAAAACTCGTGCAGCTCCCGGCCACTCACCGTGGGGCGCTCCGGGTTTTCGTAGCTAACGGGGATGAGATTGTTTAATTCGCTCATGCCGTTTTGTCCTCCTTTTCCTTGATGATCTCGCTGACGGCAGTTTCCATCTTTTCCCGAATGCCGGGAGGGTTGCGCTTGCTGTTCAAAATCAGTGAACAGTAGCTTCTCGAAAATCCAAGATGCTTTGCTACGTCGTCTACTGTAATCTGGTTGTTGTGCATTCGGCCAATCAGACGGCCAGTCCACGGTTCAGGCTTAATCATGGCTTGTCACCCATTTCAGGAGCATCGCCACAATCCAGATTGCGGTGGCCACACCGAAGGTGAACTGCCATCCGACAAAGTGACAAATGAGCCACCAGAGGCCAGATATAATTGCCCACGAAAAGCCAAAAGCAACGACAATGAGCGCAATCGATGCAAGCGCAAGCAAAAAGGTTTCAAAATCAGGCACTTGTATTCTCCTTTCTTTTTCCTTCCTCATCGTAGACCACAAGCTCGTTCAGTGTGACCTTGAAATACTTTGCGAGCTTGAGCAGCTGCGAGATACTGGGGCCGTAAATCGAGCGCTCCCACTTTCCGATTGCGCCGTTGCTCAGGCCTGCCGCCGCCTCCAGATCGGTGCGGCTCAGCCCGTGCAGCTTGCAAAACTGGTCGATTTTTGAAACATTCACTAGAAATTCTCCTTTCCGGGCTTGAAAATCACTAGAAAATATGCTACTATGTAGTTGCGAGGTACAAAGTGAATAAAATCTAGCGTCTGCCCGATATAATATTGTCAGGGGCTTTGGTTTTGTTTGCCCCTTACGCTCTCTATTATATAGCCTAATTTTCTAGTTGTCAATAGAAAATTAGGCTATTGGAGGAGTTTTTTATGCGTTCTTTGCCCGAACTAGTGAAATTCATCCGTGTATCGTGTAAAAATCAAGGCAGTTCCATTACAAAAATGGAGAAAGATTTGAAATTCGCCAACGGAACAGTAGGAAAATGGGCTAATGGAAAGCGCTATCCGCCGAAAGATAAGCTATTGCTTGTGTCTGATTTTCTACAAATTTCCATTGAAGAGCTTATGGGAGAAGAGCAAAAAGAAAAGCCCAGCGCCCCGGAGGGTGATGGGCTGGATGAACAGGCAAAGTCTTTTGCAGAAAAGCTTATGCAGCTGGATGAACCTACGCGCACGCTATTTAATAGTATGCTGGATGCAGCGATAGCTGAGAAACTGAAGAAAAATGGTTGACCTGAAGCGGGAAGAAGAAGCGCTCAATTTTCTTCTTAATATTTACGAGAAGTGCCCGACAGCGCCGGACACTCCGACTCCCGTCTTTGCAGAAAAGTTCAAAGCGGATGCCCCGGTGCTTGCAGATCTGATGGTTTCGGATGGTCTTGTCGAGATACAGCGCAAAGTCCAGCAGAAAGACAACGGTGCTGTCGTGGTGCCGTGCATGATTCTGACCGCGAAGGGAAGAACTTACTTCCTGAAACAGCAAAGAGAGCAGAGAATCTCGCGAAAGCAGTTCCTTCAAAGTGCTGCGATCGCGGTCATCTCCGCTCTCTTAACCCTTCTTCTCTCTCAAAGGAGCGAGGGGTCTACGGCTTCCAGCTCGTAGTTTTTGGCATTTACCTTTTTGATGTACACTGTCCGGTAGTATTCCAGTTTCTGGCCTTTTGCCTTTGTCGTGTCGATACGGATATACCCTCCCTTTCCGTCCTTCACCCGGAAAAAGGATCTAGGACAAAGCTCGCAGATGTCTGCAAGGGTCACGCCGGTATGGATTGTCTCGACTTGAAACATCTTGTTGCTTTCATGGGCCAGGTTGACGGGGACATCGCTCACCTTTACCGTTTTCTTAAAAAGTGCAAAGTTGTTTGCGTCGAAGAACTCCCAGATCAGAATGGATGCGATGACTATTTCCGGAATGAGAAGCAGACAGAGCAAAAACTCAACACGCGGCATATTTGGCCTCCTCTAAAAGTTTATCCACGTCGATACCAAGGGAAAGTGCAAGCTTGATTTTCTCAAGTATAACACATTCTGTGGTTTCTTTCATCAATTTTGTGCTATTTTCTTGCACTTTATTTTCCTCCTTTGGCAAAGTTCGTTGATAACTTAGTTTTACGGCGGCTGGTTGGCTGCCTATTTTTGTATATGTGAGGTATAAATCATGAAAAGAAGAATATTTCTTGCATTGGGGCTGGCTGCGGCGTTGTCCATCCCTTTTGCCACGACAGCCTTTGCGGCGGAGACTCAATATAAAAAAGGCTCGTACATTGAGTTCTCAGGAATCCCGGATTTCAACTACTACTATACATACCTTGACACATACAAAGGCAACAAGTGGGATTTTAAGTGCTTTTCTGTGGTTTCTGACGATGGGCAGCGATGGTATGCCGCCGTCAGAAACGGCGTGTATGAATATTGCAGAGAAATTTTCGAGAATCAGGCCATTACGCTTAAAGGCGAAGTCCAGATTCCAGCTGATGATGGAACGCCAATCATCTGGATCACCGAAAGAGTTGCGGAAAAATCTGACGGAGAAAAAGAGTATACTTCGATTCAGGATTGCCTGTGGGAGGTCATCTACAGCCACAATGTTGAACCAAATTTCAAGTTGTTCAGCGATCTTTATACAAACACGACCGTCACGCTGGCCGATGACGAGTCTTACCTCATGATCGACACAAATCCGTCAAACATCTCTGGCGGGTCTCTGTCTCAAGATAGTGCACTCAATGAAATCCAGAAGTTCAACAAATTTTTTGGCCTTCCGGACTGGATTTATCAAGAAATGTTGAAGACTCGCGCCATCGATGGGCGTCAACTAGAAGAGTTTGACAAGGTAACGGTCTCTTGGTCTTATCATCCGGATTACGGCCTTGAAGTTATATATCGCAAGAAACAGTAAACTTTTTCACAACCGCATTATACAACCGTTGATTGTATTTCGTCAAGCACATTTAATCGCGCAAAAATGCGCAAAAAATTTAGCATTTGTGCTGAATCGTTGAAATTTACGCTGACTTTTTGCTAAATACGCGCGTTTTGCGCGAACAACGTGCAAAATATGCACGTTGCTATCCGTGGTTGCAAGGTTGTTGCATTTTTTGCAACAGTTCAGCGGCAAGCTCCCCACCGGGTGCGTCTGCTGCAGCCTTGAGCTGCCGGAGATCCCCGGACTTGCGGATCACAAAAAGTCGAGCCCGAGCCTGTCCCTCGGGCGGCATATCCTCATAGCAGGCCAGCGCGGCGCGGATGTGGGTGCAAAACAGCTTCATCTTGTCCATCTTTAGTCCTCCCAAGGTTCAGGTGTTCGGGCCGTGCCGGTCAAAATGGTGGCAGGCATCCCGTCAATGATGGTCATTTCGTTTTCTTTGCCGTTTCTTTGCTCGAAATCCATTTTATTTCACCTCTGTTTTTGTTCAATTTGTCCAACTTGTTTTAGATTTTACCATTTTATGGGAAAACTTGAAGGACTTCCGCTCTGTCGAGTGGCATGGGTTTTTCCCATGTCACTTTTTGTTTTTATGGCATGGAAATTTGTGAGGTTATAATTGATGAGCTACTTTACTGCGGAAAAGCTTGGTGTCGCATTGGCGCGGGCCAGAGTCGCGGCAGGCTTGAGCCAAGTCGACATGGCCCGCCGGATCAACAAGGGAAAGGCTACGATCCAGAGCTGGGAGTGCGGGGCGTCCAGCCCACCAGCTGACAAGATAATGGACTGGTTCGAGGCTTGCGGGACTTCTCCGCTCCCCGCCATGCAAGAAATGCTGCACCCAGAACTTTATAAAGAGCCCGTACAGCGCAAATCAGACGAAGAGCTGGATGAGGCGCTTACAGAATACTTTCGCACAGCGCCGCGAATTGTAAAAGAGATGGTGCTGTTTATCCTTTTGGGCCGACATGGCAGCTATCCACCGGCGGTGTTTGCTGAGGTGTGCGCGAATCTGCATACTCCCTTGCAAAACAAGGTATCCGTCTGCGGCCAAATACTGGACAATTACGGGTTTGCCGTGGCTACAGGAACAGACCCGATCCCGTGGGAAGTCCAGCCTCCGGTGAGTCTGCTGCAGTCGGCATACCAGGCGGGAAAAGAGGCCGCGAAGAGCGGCGAGGCCGACTATACCGCAAAGCGAGGTGAAGAGCTTTGAAGTGCATTCGCGCTTGCTGCCGTCGGGAAATCCCGGACGACGCATCTTTTTGCCCCTACTGCGGCAAGAAGCAGCCCGAAGCCGCCCCGCAGCAAAGAAAAAAGCGCCGCCGCCCAAAGGGCAGCGGCAGTGTATATAAGTTGAGCGGGACGAGGTCAAAACCGTATGTGGCCCTGACAGCCAAGCGAGACGTTCTGGGGACGTTTGCGACGCCGGGTGAAGCAGTACAAGCGCTGGACGCTTACAACGCCCAGAACACCCCCGCAGCGCGTCTGAAATGCACTTTTGCGGATGCCTACGCCCAATGGAAAGCGCAGCCCAAATTTGACAAGCTCAGCACTGACATGAAAAAGGGTTATGAGCTGGCCTATGCAAAGGCTGCGCCGCTGTATGACCGACAGCTCCGGGACTTAAAAGCCGCAGACTATCAACAGGTGATTGACCAGATGGTGGAAAAGGGCCTCTCCCGCAGCTCCTGCGAAAAGCAGCGCACACTTTTCAGCCAGATCTGCGAGTGGGCGATGGCTCAGGACATCATAAACAAAAACTATGCCATGCTCTTGCAGCTCCCAGCGGCTACAGGCAAGGCAGAGCGCACCTTGACCGCTCAAGAGATAGAGCAAATAAGCAGCCGACAAGACGACCCGAAGCTTGGGCAGACAGCGCAAATCGCAATGGTGCTGCTCTACACCGGTATGCGTATCGATGAGCTGCTCTCCATGCGCTGCGACGATGTGCATCTAAAAGAGCGGTATATGCAGGGCGGCGAAAAGACCGAGGCGGGCAAAAACCGCATTATCCCTATTTTGGACCCCATTTATAAAATTATTGCCTTTTGGATGCTTGACAGCGGCTGTGAGTGGCTGATACCGTCCAAAGCCGGTACAAAGCTGGACAAGCGCAACGTGGCTACAAAGTTTCGGGCCTTGATGCAGGAGTGCCATATAGAGGGGGTGCATCCGCATACGCTGCGCCACACGGCCAGCAGCAAGATGGTGGAGTGCGGCCTGGAAAAGACTGCCGTGCAAGCCATCTTGGGTCACAAAAATTTCTCCACCACAGCAAACAAGTACGTCTCCCACAATGACCCGAATTATCTGTTGCAGGAAATGCGAAAGATGAAGTATTGATTTGTTAGATTGTTTGTTAGATTGTCACGTTCATTCAAGAGATTTTAAGGCATTTCAAACAAAAAGAAAAACGCACGGACGATTCGTTTTAATCGTTCGTGCGTTTATTTTTGGAGCTGGTGACAGGAGTTGAACCTGCAACCCACTGATTACAAATCAGTTTTATTTTACCATTTATCGATAAAAATTCAAAGTTTGTTAGCCTTACGTTAGCTTATTAAACTTAAAAATTCAATTTTTCAAGTTTTGGCTGTATGTAAAAATAACACATTTTGTGTTGTTTTACAATGCGGTTATCTTCCGCATGACCAACTCATACTCTTTCGGGTATGCAAGCTTTATGGCGCTCATGTGCTCATCAAGCACTTCCATCAAGCCTCCAAAGGGCGCGGCGCTGGCCGCTTCCACGAACTCGCTTTGCGGATTTGCTTTTGTGGAGCATGCCGCCGGGTACGACGCGGGAGGCAGCGCTTGAGTCTGCATTTCTGCCGGTGCCTGCTTTTCTTCCAGCTCATTCCTCACGGTGCAGAGGGCGGCAAGTTTTTCCACGCTCTGCCAGTCCGTCGATCCGCATTTCAGCTTGTGGATATGGGTGTTGATCTCGTCGATGTCCATACTTGCCGCCCTCCTCCCTTATGCGTTGCGCAGAATGTCTGCCGCGCGTTTGTAAGCGTCTCGCTCTGCGCCGGTGGCGTCCTGCATCATGTCCTCAATGTCAGAGATCATGCGATCACGGCCATCCGTGCGGGAGTAGTGTCCACGAACATAGTGACGGCCTCGATTGGCGTAGCTGTTGCCACGGCCATAGCTGCCATCCTGGCCATGAGTGCCGCGCATATCGGCTTCCCATTCGCCGGTACGGCTGTAGTCCCCGTCCTCCAGCATCTGGATCTTGTCGATATTCTTGATGGTGTCGGTCAGCTTGTGCGCGGTGTCCAAATCACCGGCGCTCAGTTCACCTTTTCGGGTAATTTCTTCCAGTTCCTCGCACAGCATATCTTTCAGTGCGTTAAGGTGTTTCATGTTCATAGCGCTCTCCTCTCATTATGCCACGCGCTCAACGATGAGATTGCTGTTTGCAATGTCGATCGCCTGCGTGCTGGTGTTCTCGACTGCCACAGTCACGCAGCAGCCGCGCGGAACCTCGATAAAGGCGGCGGCGAACACATTAAAGTAGTTCCCTGCTGCCGCCGGGGTAACAATGGCCGTTGCGCTGTTCAGCGGCTCGCCAGCGATTGCCAGCGCTACAGAGATAGCCCCGGCTGTGCCGCCGGTAGGCACCGCAATGTTTCCGCCAAAACTCACCTTGAAGCGGGCTTTGCACTGGTTTGTCAGGCCGCGCAGGGTCACGATACCCGCGCCCTCACGATGGACGATGCAGGCCGGGCCTTTTACGGCAGTCTCTGTCAAGGGAAGATTTTCCCCGGCGGATACCGTCACGATATTGGGATTCGTAAATTCAGCCATTTTATCGGCTCCTTTCATAAATAAAAGCGCCGGGACTTTTGCCCCGGCGCTCTGGTTTGCAAAATCAGCTCAGGGGCTGAACAGACTACAATTTGCAGTCAGTTGCCGTTATTTGGTTATGCGCAGCCGTTACAGCCGCATCCGGTGCCACAATTACCGTACTGGTACGGCGCAGGAACCGGGAAGGCAGGAACGGGACGCGGGTTGTAGTAGGCCAGCTGACCGCTCATGTATGCCTTGAGGGTCTCGTTCTGCGCCGCCTGGGAAGCTGCAAGCTGAGCCGCAAAGAGCTGCTGGCTCTGCTCCGCGATCTTGGCGTCCTTTGCCTCGATGCGCTGAGCTGTGAGAGCGTCCAGGATAGCCCGGGCGTTCTGGTTCTGGTTGTCTACGATGTCCCGGGTCGCGTTCTGCACGGTGTTCCGGGTCTCGCAGGACTGGGTAGCCAGATTGTAGTTGACGCCCTGGATAGCAGACCGGGTCTCACAGCAGCAGTTCTGCTGCTGCATCTGCATCGCAAAGAGCTGCTGCATGAATGCCGCCTGCTGATTTGCACGGCTGATCTCGGCGGACATGAAGCCGTTACTCACGGTCTGCTGGACGCCGTTGATGAGCTGTGCCTGCTGGTAGAAACCGTCACACATACCGTTGTTTACGCCATCGATCTTGCGTTCGATGTTGGCGAAGTCGCTGGTCAGGATGTAACCATCCACGACGCCGGCGCCGGCACCGGCGCGATTGCCGCCCCAGTTACCGCCCCAGCCGCAGAAGATGAAAAGGAAGAGCACGATGATCCACCACGAACCATCGCCGCCAAAGCCAAAGCCGTTGCCGTTGTTGGTATTGGCGGGCTGCACCGGCATAGTCAAGCCGATGTTGTCAGAAGAAAGAGACATTTTGTACTCCTTTCAAAATTTTTGGTAAAAAGTGTATCTCGACCGTGGCCACGGTTACGACTTAGTGTAAAAACTGCTGGAACTGCTGAGCCATTGCCTGAAGCTGGTTGAGCTGGTCTTGGCTCATCCGCCCGGATTGCAGGAGCTTTTGCACCTCCTGCTTTGGATCGCCCTGAAAATTAGCCTTGAACTGCTGGAACTGCTGCATCATCTGGCCGAACTGGCCCATAGGGCCGGGCATGGATGATGCTTTGCCGCCGCCCAGTGCATTAAAAAGAGGATTTGCCATGATCACTTGACCTCCGTTTTGGTTTTTGTGGGCTCCTGCTTTTCAAGCGCTGCACAGCGGGCTGCCAGGGCGTCAAACTCTGCCCTGGTGACAAACTCCCCGCCGGGCTGTTGGACGGCCTGAGCGGGCATCTTAGCTGCCGTGGTGCGCTCCTTGTAATCAAAGGCCCTGAGCGGCAGCGGCATTCCGCTTGCGTCCGTGCTCTTGATGTAAAAGGCGCTGTTCTCGCTATCCATCAAGAGCACGCTGTTGCCTGCGGCGACCATATAGGCTTTTGCGCCCTCTTCGCCCTGCACCCAGATGATCGGAGGCGTGGCTGGGGAGCTTTGACCTGTCGGTTGGCTCATCATGGGCGCCTGATACCCGGCATTCTGCCGCAGCTGCGTGAGCTGGTCAGGCATAGGCTGTCCGTAGTAGTTTGGCATTTGGTAGCCATATGGATTGTACGGCATCGTTTAGTCCTCCTTGTACCAGTAGTAGATCGGGCATTCTGCGCCGCTGTCCCAGCTGTCCAGCCAGTCACCGTTGACCACGGCCAGAACATGGCCGGAACACCCCAGCACATACACGCCGTGCGGATACTCCCGGGCAAAATCTGCCACGGTGTAACAGGTGGTGCAGTCTGCCTCGACAAGGTGGCGCTTGAATCCGTGCTTTTGGAGGTATGCGCCCCATGTGCGGTTGGCGCTGGGCATATCGCCGAGAGCAAAGCCGGTCAGCGCCAATCCAATGTAGGCCTGCTCCCAGCTCTGCCCGGTGGCTGCTGCTACCGCGCGCACGGCGCAATCACCCACGCTGCCCCCGTGAGGGTTCGGGCTGAACTTGTTCCACATTGGCGCTTACCTCCCTTTGCGCTCAGTTTACCTTTTTAAGGAGAGTTAAGAGACAACGAACGCATAACGAAGGACAAAAACGCCTGATTAAATCTTGATTAGAGTTTGATTGCGACCTAGCCAAAACTAATACAACTGATACAAAATAGACAAAAAAATAAGGCAAAGTCTGGTGACTATGCCTGTATCACTTGTATTAGTTTTGTGGTATAATGATGGCGTCAGAAGGAAACACAAATGGAGGGACAAAAAATGAAATACTCTTGGAATACCGCCCGCGGCGCAAAAATCGAACTCGACATTGACAAAAAGGTCATCACCGAAGAAACCCTCTGGAACGAAGGCAACGAGCTTACGGTCCCTTGCCATAAGTGGCAGTACACCATCAATTCCCTGCTGGTGAATGGGCAGGAAATGAAGGCGGGTGCCTACAAGCAGCAGATCGGCCGTTGGCCGGAGAACGTACACCACGCCTTTGTTGTGTTCGTTGTGACTCACGGCAAGAAGCAGAAAGCGTTCATTGAAATCCCCGATGAGATCGAGAACGAGATCTACGGAGAGGAGCGCCGCTACCGCAACGAAAAAATCAAGCGGGAGCTTGCTGTTGGCGAAGAACACGAAAAGCATTACAACGCCGTGATGGACATGCTGAACAAGTGAATGCTAGGAGGACAAAATGGAAAACAATACCATCCGAAATCTTGGCAAGCTGTACCGCTTGCTGGACGAAGCCTGCGCCCCTGACCATGTAAATCAGGCAGACCTCGACAACGCAACGAGATTCCCTGTGCGTGGCGTGACGATGAGGATCACGCTGGCGCACAAGCTCCATAAAATGACCCCGGAGCTTGACAATGCCTGTTCCTACGTCCTGAAGGACGTTGACATTGAGGATGCAGAGAAAAGCTATTCGCTCAAGGCGTTGCCGATGGAACAGCAAGGGTTGTTCGTGATTGGGTATAACTCACCCGATTATAAGACGCTTGGCGTGTCTGCCGTCAAAATCAAGGCAGCCAGAGAAAACGCAGGATTAACCATCCGGGCCTTGGCAGAAAAAACCGGGCTGTCCACTGCAACCATTCAACATGCAGAGTCCGGAAAGGCAGTCTCGAGAGTGTCTACCCTCGAAAAGATCGCAGCCGCTTGCGGCGTTACCATTGCTGATTTACAGGGATGAGCCGCGCGATAAAGAAAAGATGCACCATTTGCGGCAAGCCCTTCCAGGTCTATCTCAGCGAAAAAGACTGCCGGGCTTCCATGTCCCCAAAAATAAAAAATTCCCCGATGCTCCAAACGGAACACCGGGGGATTTGCCTATCCAAGTATTTTATCAATACCTTTCAGCCGGTAGCCTATCGCCGTCCGGCTGTAATGGGTCTGTGCTGCAATGTCCGGCAGCGGGAGCCGCTCAACGTACCGCAGTAAGGCTATCTTACGGTCTACCCTCCCAAGCGGTGCGCTTTTGATGGCGGCGGTCATCTGCTGTCGGTCAAGTCCTTGCAGCGCAGCGGGCAGCACTACACGAGCCGCCGCCACAGGTAGCACCGAGCCAAAAAGGCTGCGGCAGCTGTCCGGCGTTGCGCACTCGAGCGGTCACGGCACGGAGATGCCCCATTTTGCCGCCGTTGGCAAAATGGTCACACACTGCGGGCCACAAAATCGGGTACGCACGCTGATCATAATAATAGCGCGGTGTTTGCTCGAATATAGTGCTGCTCATGGTCTTACTCCTTACTCAGTGCCGCCTTTGCACGGTCAAAGAAAAACTGGATCACCCGTCCGATGGTCTCATCAGTGATGGCCCAGCTGATGAGCCTGCCGTATTTGCTGGCGCTCAGAGCGGCCCGGAGCATCTTGACGACCCACGCCTTGCGCTCTGCGCCCCGCTTTGTACCCTGTATCTCCTGCTCGGCCCGCTCGATGAGGTCAAGCACCAGAGGCTTCACCGCTGCGCCATAGCCCAGCCGGATGCAGCCCAGTGCGTAAAAAATAAAGCCGCCCAGCATCAGAACTGCCGCCACCGGGGCAGGGATAACGCCCAAAATGTTATTGATTGTTGCCATGTATTACTCTCCTCTCTCTTTTTCGAGGTCTGCAATGCGGTGGTTTGCCACCTTCATTTGTTCTTCAAGCACCGGGACGCGCTGGGCGAAATTGTTGTGTGTCCGGACTTCCCGGGTCAGCTCTTCCAGCTTGGTTTCTGTCACCGCCTGCTGCTTGTCCAGCTTGGCGTCCATGCTCTGGGCGGTGCGGTTGTTGGAGACGATCGCGCCGATCAGGCTCAGACCGCCGGTGATAATGGCTACGATGATTGCTTCGCTCATGCGCCCTCCCGGAGACGGGTCAGGCCCTTCTTACGGATGATTTTGGGGTAGTTGAGTTCGGTGACGTTGAGGTCTACGTTGCCGGAGATGCCCGGAACGCTGCCCTTGCTGGTGTGCTGGTGAGCGTTGTAGTTAAACGTCACGTTGGGCGTCTTGCCGGTGTAGTCGGCCAGCCAGACGTCATAAGGCTGCAACGCTGCGCCGCCCACATAGAGATGCGCCTTTGCAAAGCTGGTGTAGGTATAGAGCTGGGCATAAAAGCCCATCTGCTCCACCTCGTGCAGCGCATAGGCGGTCAGGTCGGTCAGGCTCTGCTTGTCCAGACTGCCCAGCCGGTTGTCCTCCACGTCCACCGCTACAGGCAGGGTCAGCTCCTTGCCGTAGACCGCCTGCCGCAGCAGGGCAAGCTCTGCATCGGCCATGGCCTCGCTGGTGGCGTAGGTGTAGTAGTAGACGCCCACGTCCAGCCCGGCAGCCCGGGCGTTGCGGTAGTTGGTCTCAAAGGTCGGGTCGATATACAGGCCGTCTGCCCGCTTGGAGAGCTTGCGGTTGGTGCTCACGGTCTTGAGCATTGCCCCCTTGTAGCCCGCCGCAGCCACCTGCGCCCAGTCGATAAGGCCCTGATACCGGCTCACGTCCACAAAGCGATAGGGTGGCGCACCGGTCCAGCCGGTCACAGCCTCTGCCCCGGGGGGTTCGGGAGGTTCCGGTGCGGGCTTTGCCTCTTCGGCATCCTGCTTGTCCCCGGGGCCAAAGAGAGCCCGCACCAGCTTTTCCAGCAGCTCCAGCAGTTTATCCATTGTAGTAGTCCTCCCCCGTGATCTCCTTGTACTGCTCTTCACTGATCTCGCCGTCGGTCACCCGCCTCGCCAGCTCGGCTTTGACACCGGCGCGACGGCTTGCGGGCATCTCTGCCCAGGTCTTGGTACCGGCGACCAGTCTGTTCGCCCAGATTTTGTCCATTTTGATGTCCTCCTTACTTGTTGACGGCGGCGTCCAGCTCGCACAGCGAGTCCTCGATAGTCGCCAGCCGCTCTTCCGATGCCATGTCCTGCTCACACAGGGCGTCCTCAATGGCGGCCACCTGCTCCGGGAGCTTCCGCAGCTTCTCTTTTTCGGCCTGCTTCTTATGCTGCTCCTTCAGGCTCTGCTTGTTGTAGTATACGCTCATCCGATCACACCTCCGATCATGGTCAGCGTCCCCCCGGTACCGCTTTCGCCCCGGGTAATCGTCACCTTGTAGTTGAATGCAAAGCCCCGGGCGGCGGTCTTGTTGGCAAAGGCGTGGTGTACAAAGGCCCGGCTCTCGCCGCGCTGGATGTCGGTGCATTTCTCCCACACCGGGGCCTCGTCCAAGGCGTTGTTGGTCATTTCCACGCTGAGGCTCAGGTCTGTCGGCAGGGTGCCTTCCAGCGTCATGGATGCCACCGTAATGGTATCGTCCGCCGTCAGGGGCGCGGTCAGGCTCACCTTGGCACCGGTGACGTTTTTGGTAAAGGTGATGGTCTTGGTGGCGCTCATAATGCCGTTGTCCACTTCCAGCGTAATGGTGTGGGCTCCGTTCAGCACCTGCTGGTAGTCCGCCTTTTCCTTGAGCCAGTCCACGGTCAGAGCAGTTCCCGGGGGTACCTCTGTCCGGGTCTGCTTTACTTCTCCGTCCAGTTTCTCGGTTACCGTAAGCGTTTCCGTGCCGGTGTCCGTTGCCGTATACGCAACCGTAAAGGGGGCGTTCTGCGCTCCCAGGTCGGTGACGTCTGTAGTAATGCCGGGGATGGTACCTATTACGCCATTGTCGCCAACTGTAAGTTCAAAAGGCAAAATGAATACGGGGCGAATGCCGCCGTCGTCTCCGCGGAACTGGGAAGCGATTTCGCCATTATACGTAACGCAGGCAATATCAGCAAAGCCCGAGTGGTCATCTCTAAGCCACCACATATTTGAGTTACCTCTGTAATATGCGATGCGCTTCGTGCAACTAGAGTTCGATGTACACTTGTTAAAGTACGCAAGAGTGTTTAACCTAGGAATCCACTTCTCATATCCAACCTCTTTCCCCGCAAGCGAAAACACTTTGCTCATCATATAATCGTCATGAGTATACTTAAGGTTGACGTTTTTTATTTTGCTCTTAACATACTCGCCTATTTGATTGAAAAATGTTCCATTCAGATAATTATGCGCATACTGGCCATCGCCGCCTTGTGAAAAGGGCATTATTCGCAAAATATTTTTCATTAAAACCCACGTTCCATCAAAGTCATTATCGCCAGAACCCGGGCTTCCCTGCTGCACGATTAAAAAATCCGTCAGTGTGCCGTCCACCTTGATTTTCACGGTGCTTCCCACCGCCATGTCACCGAGTTTTGTTGCCATGGTCTATCCTCCTCAAAACTCTACCCTAGACGCTTTCTTGTTCCACACTCCCTCAAGTGCCACTCCGTCAAGCGTGTCAAATGCCGAGACGAAACCGATACCGTTTACATCTGTGCCATGCACCATCTCCAACAGTTTGATGCGCACGCCCACCGCCGCAGCGTCTGCGGCCGCGCCGGAGATGGTGAGGGTCTTGTCGGTCTCGATTTTGATAGCGTTGATGCGGTCGCCGGTGGCTTTGGCGTCTGCGGGTGCGCCCGAGATGGTGAGGGTGGGGTCGGTGGTGACGCGGCCCTCGGTCTCCTTGGCAGCCGCCTCTGCCCGCTTGGCAGACTCCGCAGCGGCAGCTTTGGAGCTTTCAGCGGCCTCGGCCTGCTGCGTGGCAGTCTCGGCCTGCTGCGTGGCAATGCCTGCCTGCTGTTCCGCAGCCTGAGCAGAGGCGGCGGCGGCTTCCTTGGCCTCGGCGGCAGTTTTGGCGCTGGATGCGGCCTCCTCTGCCTTTTGGGTAGCGGTGGAGGCAAAGCCCTCCACATACTCAAGGCTCTCGGCCATCGCCTCCCGCACCTCGACGCCCCGCTTTGCCTTGCGGATGTCGTTGATGTTTTCTTCAAAAGTTTTGTTCACAGGCTCTTTACCTCCGTAGGCTCGTCATAGATGACGTCCTCATCAAAATAAAAATCGTCCCACAGCCAGTCTGCGCCCGCGTAGGCGGTGGCATTGTACTTGTAGGGATTGCAGGTGCCGGTGATGGAAAATGTGCCGGTATGCCGGTCTCTGCTCTGGGGCGACACTGTCCACAGGCCCACCCAGAAGTTGGCCGGGTCCTCGTCCAGTACGCAGCGCAGCCACTGCCCCTGCAAGGCGTTTTCGAGGATGCTCTGCACCTTGCGGCGCTCATCCGACGGAGCCTTGCATTTGAGGTCAAGCCGGATGGTGCGCTGGAGGTAGTGTACCTTGCCGTCCACAGCCCGGGTGAGGTCGAGCAGAAAATCGCCGCCCGGCACTTGCACCAGCTTTTTGTCCGGCTCTGCGCCGGAGATGAGCGGGCTGCCAACCAACAGGTAAAGGCCGAGGTCGTCCAAGGTGTGCAGAGAGCCGATTTTTGCTCCCATGAGCTTGCCCATAAAAATCACGCTCCTTTACATAAAGCCCTGCAGCGCCTCAGGGCGGCAGGCAGTATCATCCTGCACCCATGCGCCTGCCGCCGTCTGTCGGTATCCGCTGCCAAAGGTCACGCCGCTTTTGGACGCCGTGACGTCCCGCCGCTGGGCCGGAGCGCCGGGGAAGAGGATGGAGTAGGTCTTGCCGTTCACCGGCAGCACCGCAAAGGCTCGGCCCCTGCCCCCGGCAGCAGCCCACGCTGCGGCGTCTCCGTCGTAGGTGAGCAGCACCGCCGCATAGCCGGAGAGGTCTGTGCTCGTGGTCTGGGCCGCAAAGGTGGAGCCCGACCAGCTTTGCAGCTCGGTGCCGTTTTTCACGCCGGAGAAGGTCAGGCCATCCGTCCCGAAATGGATGTTGGCCGTAATGCTGGCGTGGCCCACTGTCATGCCTGTGGAGGGCGCATAGTCGATAAAATCGCTGGCCGTCTTGCCCGCCTGCGTGGTGTCCACCTGTGTGGCGCTGGCATACCGGCTGGTGGATGCCGTCTTTTCTGAGAGCTCGTTGGTCACGCCCAGATTTGCCACGGCCCGGTCGGTGAGGGTGCGCCGGGTCATACCAAAGGTGTACTCCTTCTTCTCCGGGTGGTCGAGCGGCTCCACCAGCTTGGTGCAGAGCATGATCACGTCGATGCTGTGGGGCTTGCTGATGATATGGGCAAAGCTGGCAAAGGTCAGCCGCTCGGTATCATAGCCAGCATCCACAAGGTCAACGGCCTTGACCTCATAGCTCATGGTCATGAGGTCGTTTTTTTCCAGGTCCTGCACCGCGGCGGCAAAGGTGGCGTCGCTGCTGTCCGTGTCAAACTCTCTGATTTTTGAGACCACGCCAAACTTTTTTACGGCCTCGTCGTTCTGGATCCACCCGTACTCCCGATTCCAGCTGTAACCTTTTTTCGGGAGGTACTTATCAACGGCGCTCTGGCTCGTGCCGTTGATGCCGTAGCGCTCTTCGTGGGTGCCGGTCGTCACGGTAGTCGAGCCCCACTTAAACCACAGGAACTTGTATTTCCACTGGGTTTTGGTCTCTTCGACAGTGTGCTTGTTGCCCATCGGCCAGATGCGGGTGAAAAGGTCGTTGGTGTCGGTCTTTTCGGTAAAATCCAGCAGATTCACGCCATATTCGATGTTCTGGGCGGTCTGCCGGTCAGCCTCGTATGCCTGGTCGCAGTAGTTTAGCACGTTCATGCCGGTGGTGGAGTTATAGGTGCAGTAAGCGTAGCCGCCGTAGGTCTTGAGCACCATTTTGCTGATGATGTCCCATGTGCTGCCGTAGTCCTCGCCCACGCCGTACTGGTTGCGGTCGCCGTAGCTCACCACAAGGTCGCCGAGGGCGGCAGTCACCCTTCCCAGCTCAAACTTTTTCATTTTGTCGTAGCTGGTCTGCTCTTCGTAACCGTTGCCGCCGGAGATCTGGGAGTTGTGGGCTTTGATGAGGTATTCTAAAAAATCCCTCAGCTTGCCCTCGTAGTTGAAGGGGGTGATGCAGCTGTCGTTGAAATAGCTGAGGGCTCCCTCGCAGTAGATGACCCGGCGGTTGAGCCAGTCGGCTTCGTGGCTGAGCACCCGGCCCCGCCATATCTCCTTGCCGTCCTGATGCACCGCCACAGCGGTGGACATCTTCTGCATGGATTCGTAGCAGGGGTGGGTGCGCAGCATGGTAAAAGTAAGGCTGCCGCCCTTGCTCACCTCGCGGGTGAGCTTGGGTGACAGCACCACAGCCTGCCGGTTGCCCGGCTGATAGACGGTCAGCTTGTTTTCGGGGTCACCGTAGGGATACGCAAAAATCTCGTACATCTCAGTTGCCCCTTTCTGCAAGCATCTGGATATGGCCCAGCTGGTCGTTCATGCCTGGGGCGAGAGCGCCCACAATGGTACCGTCATCCAGCACGATCTGCTGGTTTGCCACGTCGGGCAGATACTGCTCCACTACGGTGCTCAGCTTTGCAAGCTGGGCTTGTATCTCTGCCTGATATTTGGGAACGGAATTGTTGTTGGGGTTGTAGGTAAAGGGGTCGCTGCGGTAGTCGTAGCCCGCAAAAGCCCGCTCGTTGCCGTACCAGTAGGCGTCTTGAATGTCAAGGTAGCTCATGGCACCAGACGAGGCGCTTTCTGCCGCAGCAGGCGAAGACGAGGACTTTTTGCCAAACTTTTTGCCGAAAAAGTAGCTGATCCAGCCGATGGGGCCGGTGGCCGCCAGAAGTGCGCCGGAGAGAAGCTTGCTTCCCAGAGAGCGCTCTTCGCCAGAATCCTCGCGGGCGCGGGCGTTCTGGCCCATTTTGAAGCCTACAACGCCCTCCGCGATGACGGCCAGCACAGCAAGGCACTCCGGGAAGAAGGAGGCTGCTCCGCCCGCTGCGGACGCAATGGCCTGCCCGGCCCCGGCTTCACCGGCAGCCGCCGCAGCCTTTGTACCGCCGCCGAACAGCTTGAGGATGCTGCTGACGATGCCGCCAGAGCCTCCGGTGCCGGAAAGGCCCTTCATGGCGGCGGCAAAGCTCTGCACTTCTTTGGTGGAGCCGTTGACCGCCGGGGTGATGCCGTTGCTGAAGAGGCCTGCAATGCTCTGCAGCGCCCCCTGAATGCCGCCCTGCGCGTAGTGCTCATTGATGGCGGTCATTGCATCGTCTGCCCATTTCAGAATGGTGTTTCGCTGCTCTTGCGTCACCTGTCCGAAAATGACCTTTACCACATCCCCGGCGATGGCCTTGCCGTCTTTGTTTTTGATGTCAGTAAAGAGAGACTTCACCAGCCCGAAAATGCCTTTGTCAGACTGCCCCTGAATCTCGGAGATATACTTTTCGGTGCGGGAAAGCGCAGCCTGAATGCTTTTTTCGGCCTCTTCGGTGTCGACCTTGGTGTTCTGGAGCACACCGTCGATATAGGTGTTGATGGTCTTGGTGGTCCGGGCCACTCCATCGACGATGTTTTCTTCGGTGATGGTCTCGGTCTTTTCGATATGTTCGGTGTTGTCGGCGTATTTTTTGGTGACCTCCTGGATCGCCGTGGTCACGCCGCCCTCTACCTTGCTGGTGGTGCGGGTCAGGGTAGCCGCCAGCGTTTTTGACATATCGTCGTATGTCTTTGTGGTTTTGGTCACCACGCCGTTGACCTTGGTCTCCACCTGTTTATAGGTGGTCTCGATTCCGTTGACCATCTCCTTGCCGGTCTCGGTGGTGGTCTCGGTGATACGGTCTTTGATGCTGCCCGCACTGTCCTTGACCTTTTCGCTCAGAGTCTGGATGCTGGTGGTCACGGTGCCGAGAGCATTCTGAGCGGTGGTCGTAGCCGTTCTGGAGATGGACGAAATGACCGTTTCGGTGGTGGACTTTGAGCCAGGCTTTCCGCTGGAAGAGCTCCCGCTGCTGCCGCCAGTAGTGATAGAGCTGCCGCCGGTGCCAGCGGCAGCAGCAAGCTCAGCCTGCCGCTCAGACCAGCTCTTGTTGCTGATGCCGACACCCTCTAATGCATCCTGCCGCAGCCGGTCGCGGTTGCGCTGCTTCTGCTGGTCGGCGGCATATTCTTCGTAGGTGTCAAAATCGGCAGTTGCCGCTTTGCCAAGAAATCGGTTGAGCTTGTAACTCAACTGGTCAAGCCAAGTCACTGCAGAGGATGCAAAGTCGTCAAACTTATCCTTTGCGCTGCTGATGGGGTCAGACAGGCCAGTAATAGCCCCGGCAAGTCCGATCCAGCCGTCGGTTTTATACGCCTCTATGGCGGCCACAGTCATATCATTAAGATTTGAGATGACCATTCCGATGCCATTGGACAAATCGCCGGTCATAAGGCCAGCCAACTGGCTCACGTTATCTTTCAGGGTTGACACACGGCCATTCATGGTCTGGCTTTGGGTGTCCATGGCGTTGTAATATCGCCCGCCCTCTTCGCTGGCCGCGATGAGTGCCTGAGACAGGGTATCGTAGCTGATGGTCATGTTCTGGACTTCCTGCACCGATTTCCCGGTGTAGTCGGCCAGAACCTGATAGACATTGATACCGGCATAGGCAAACTGCTTGATGTCGATGGCGGACGCCTTGCCCACGTTGGCGATCTGCTGCAAGTTTGCCGACATGCGGGACAGCTCTGCATTGCCGCCGCCTGTAGCCGAAACAGCGTCGCCCAGCGCCATGATGACCTTGCGGGAGTAACCCGCGTTTTCACCGGCGCTGATGAGAAGCTGGTTAGCCTGTGTCAGGCTCGCCACATCAAAGGGGGTGCGGGCGGCATCCTCCTGAATGGCGTCCATGGCCGCTTTGGCCGCTTCAGCGCTGCCCAGCATGTTGGTAAAGCCGGTTGTGTAGCTTTCCAGCTGGGCGTTATACTGGATACCGGTCTGGATAAAATCCTTGGCCGCAGACAGGGCCATGGAGCTTACTTTGGAGATGACGCCGGTAAGCAGGTTGGCTTTGATGATGGCTCCGGTGAGAGAGCCGCTGGCGGTCTCAGATGAACCGCCAAACTCCGTCATGCCGATGTTAGCCGATTTCAGAGCCGAGGTGGTCTCTTTCAGCTCGGCTCGGGCAGAGGCCAGAGCAGCTTTCAGCTCCTTGGTCTGCGCAGAGGTGCGCCCGGTCTTTTCAGCCGATTCGTTGTATCGCTTTGTCAGCTCGGCGACTTTCTGCGCTGCTTTGCTGTACTCGGAGCCCAGCTCCGTGACAACTCTTTTGGTGCTGTTCTGCACGTTTTGGATGCTCTGCCGGTAAGCAGAATCATCCAGCGACAGAGTCGCCTCCAGATTAAAGATGTTCAGGGCGTTTCACCTCCTCCGCACAGCTCTGCCAGAGCTTTTGCATTGTCGGCGGTAATCTGCTCCGCCGTGCGGGTGTCTTCTTTTGTGTGCAGCAGGGGGAAATGCCTGGATGCAAGCCCGGAGTAAAGGGGCAGGATGCCGAGATACTGCCCGATGGCGTCGGCCACATAGTCCCGGAAAAGCTGCGCCTCCTGATGCCTGCGCACCTCGGCGCGGATATGCTCCATGATGTACGGCTTGCCCAGCAGCCGGAGCATATCCAGCCGGATGGTGGATACCAGCCGCCGGTAGCCGTCCGCGCCGATCACATCAAGGACTGAAAAAAATCCATGAAATCCACGTCCCGGAGCGCCCGGCTCATGGCAGAGGCCAGCACCCGGGTAGGCGGCTGCTCCTCGTCCTTGTCCAGCACCACGAACAGGGGCAGGATGCCGAGGGTGAGGTCTGCCTTGTCCGTGTAGAGCAGCTTGGTCATGTCCATGGCGTTTTTGTTAGCCTGCGCCCGGCGCTTTTCCAGCCGCTCTGCGTCCGTCTCCGTGCCGGTCAGTTCCGGCTCGCGGCCCAGAATGTCCATCACGCCGGAGTCTGCCACGTACTTTTTATAAGCCTGCGCACACTCATAGGTGCGCTTGAGGTATTCGGTGCCGTCGAGATCGATGATATTGCGCATATGTCCTCCTTAGTCCCCGGTCGGGGCCTTGACGATCGAGTAAAATTCCATGGGGGCCTGAGTGGGATTTTCCAGGTCGGCGTAGCCGGTGAGAGTGATCTGCATGGAGCCGCCGCCACGGTGAGCCGTCTTGAGGCTCAGGCCGCCGGAAGAAAGGGCATTGAAAATTTTGCAGACCAGAAAGCCGCCGCCGATCATAGGGCCAACCCAGTACAGCTCCCTGTAGTCCTTCATGGCAGCCTCGATGCGGGGGACCACATGGGTGGGGTCGTCTGCATCGATGTCAGCCGTGCCGATGGCCAGCTTGAGCACGTCGGGGCTTGCGTTGGGAGTGGTAAAGGCGATGGTGGCGGTGGTTCCGGTGACCTCATTGCCCTGCTTGGTGTTGGTGGGTGCATTGTCGATGTCAGCCAGCGTATCCTCCATGCTGTTGCTGTAGGAGATGGTCACGCCTCCCTGCGTGGCGCACACGACATTGGTGCTGTCGATTTTGGGAGCGGAAAGGTCAAATGTAGAAAGCAGATTGCCGGAGCCTTTCGGGATGCTCTTAAACGCATCCGGGGTCAGCACATTGACCGCGAACTTTTTTGCCAGAGTTTCAGGCATAAAGGATCCTTTCTCACGGGATAAGCCGTGTAAGCTCAAAATTAAGGTATTCGCACAGATAGCCCTCGGGCGGGTTGTCGAGTGGCTGCGACCACGGGCTGCCTTTGCGCAAAAGAATAGCGCCGCCCTCGCATTCGATGGTCAAACCATCTGCAAGGGCTGCACTTATCTTGTCTTCGGTCTGTAAAATAGGCGTCCGGCCTTTGGCACTCGGGTACCAAAGCCGGGCGTGGAAGGTGCCGGACTCATTCCAGCCGCCGGGGATGACGGGCTTGTATGTCAGGTACGGCAGTGTTGCGCTGGGTGGGATGTTATCTTCCAGATAGCCGGGGATGCCAAAGCCGTTAAAAAAGGCGTTCAGCGCCCGGTTGATGCTCTCAGACGGCCCCATTACGGCAGCACCGCCTTTTTGCACTTGACGGCCCGCAGACTCATGCCGGATTCCGGCGGGGCTTTGGATTCGTCCGCTGTGCTGGTGATCTGGAAGGTCTGCCCATCACTTACCCGCTTGACGTAGTCCGGGAAAGCCAGCGGCACACCGGTGTTGACCAACAGCGTATAGGTGGACGCTGTAGCCGCCTGCTCTGCAACCTGAGCCTCCACGGTGGTGTCGTGGCGCTCTACGGCCTCAAATTCCGGGCCGTCCGTCCAGCCGGACACAAATCCGCCCACGCCGTCCGGCTCATAGCTGCGGGTCTGAAAGCGGTATTTTTGGGTAAAGCTCTGCATCACGGTGGATGCAGTGAACGGATTGACCATGTCACATCTTCCTCCACTGATTAATCTCAGATTTATAGCGGGTCTTGCCGTCTGCGGGCAGGCCGTCCGCGCCTGTAGCCATCGTGCCGGACCACCCGGCAAAGGACTGGGACACATACACGCCGCCGGACGGGAGCGCCTTATCGTATGCGTCGATTTTTTCAGCCAGCGCCACAAAGGCAAGCGGCACCCGCATGGGCTGCACTGTACCGTTAAAGGTCTCGGCCATCAAATCGCCGTCCCCGGCTTTGTGTACGCCGTCGTTGAAGATGGATCCGCACACGAGGAAATACTGCCCCGGGACTACCCCGGCGGGAACGGTATCCGGCTCAAAGGCAAACTCCCCCGCAATGGGGTCGTCTGCCCGGTCAAAGAAATTGTGCGTCAGTGCGCACAGCTCAGGGACAGTCATGGGGCGTCCTCCTTACAAAGGGGCGATCACTCGCCCGGGGTAATGGTCTCGACAGCGATGCCGTCCAGATACTCAGCGAACAGGGTCACGCCCATAATGGCGTAGCTCTCGGAGGTTGCAGTGCTGTAGTTTGCCTGAGTGTGGAAGCCGATGAGGTTGCTTGCCTCGCCTGCGGTCCGGTAGACCAGACCTGCGCGGGCAAACTCGCTATCCGCAGGATCCACATAGTACATGACGATGTTGTCTACCGGGGTGGCAATAACCTTTCCCTTCGCGATCTCACTGTCGGACAGCAGGAAGATGGTGTTGTAGCCCATGAAGTCCTTGATGTACTGGAAGCCGAACTGGTTCTGCACGGTGATATTGGCATTGCCCAGATAGTCGTACACGTCCATCACGTTGACAAAGCCAACAACGCCGGTCACGGTGCGGTGCATGGTCTTGAACTTGTTCTCGACCGCGCCCTTGGCATGTGCCAGCGCCATCTGGAAGGTCTTGGGGGTGCCCTTCAGGCTGCCGGTGTTCAGGAACTTGTAGAACTTATCCGTTACCAGAGCGGTCAGGTCGTACAGGAACTCATCATCGGTCTTCTGCACGGCGACATCGTAGCCGTAATTCTGGATCGCCTCAAGGGTGACAGACTTGCCGTACTTGTCGATGGTGATCTTGCTGTACTCCTTCTCCTTGACGGTGTACTTGCTGAACGGGATCTCTTCGCCCTCGCCCACGGTGCCGCTCTGCAGGGTGCCCTGTGCATACTTGCTCTTGAGCACGGTGCCAGGCTGCATCCGGATAGGGCGCATGATGCCCAGAATGGTGCGCAGATGGTCCCAGTTGCGCTGGAAACGGGTCACAAAGTCGATTTCACGCGCGGCTACGGTGATATCGGTGGTCATGGTGATATTTTCTTTTGCTGCCATATGTTATTCCTTTCCGCCGCCTGTAAACAGGTCGGCATTTGCTGCAATGGCCGCCTGGCGCTCGCCTGCGTCCTTGATTGCAAAAATTTGGTCTTTGGTCATTTTGGAGCCGGCGTTGGTGGGCGGGTTGTCCACCTTTGCGCCGGTGGTCGTGGTCGTAGCCACAAAGTCGCCCCAGTCAGCCTTCAGGCTGTCGGCGTGCTTCTTGGCGTCCTTGACGTTGCCCTTTTCGTCCAGCTCCAGCTTGTCGATGTCCTCGCCGGACAGCCGCACAACGCGGTCTGCGTACTTGTCCAACACCCCGGCGGACTTCAGCAGCTCCCGGAATTTGGCTTCCTTGGCTGCGTGGGTGTCCTTCTGGGTCTGCTGGGCCTTGTAGTCGGTCAGCGCCTTTTCAGCGGCTTCCTTGCCGCCGTTGGCTGCGTCCCGCTCCTTCTCGGCCTTGGCGGTCGCGGCCTTGGCGTCATCCAGCTGGTTCTGAAGAGCGTCCGTTTCGGTGTGCAGCATGTCCAGGATCTTCTTCATCTTGCCGCTGACGTCCACAGTCTCATCCTCCAGAATCGCGCGGAGGTCTTTTCTCTCAAGTGCCATGTGATAGTCCTTTCTGCCCATGCTCGGGCTGCCATGCTTGGCAATAAGGTTTATTTGCCGGACGTGCTGCCGGTGTGGTGCCGCCTGTGGGGCTTGAACCCACGGCCCCCGGATTACAAATCCGGCGCTCTGCCAACCTGAGCTAAAGCGGCATAAAAAAGCGGCTGACGCTGTGCGCCAACCGCTGAGTATTAAATTTTACGGCTTTGTTTCCACGCTTGGCAAAACGTCCGTGTGAAAATAGAGCTTGTAGTGGTACGGGTCGGTATGGGTGCCGGTGATGTCCTCTACCACATACATGGTGTAATCGTTCAGGTAAACATAATTTTTTCGGTAGGTGTTAGGCCCTATTTTGACGGTGCAGACCAGCTCATTGTTTGAGTTGTTGGAGATGGACATGTAACCCTCGGCTTCCATTATCACCTTGTCTGTACGGGCATTGTAAACGGTTAGTTTGCGCTCGCTCTCAAAGTAATCCGCCTGCTTTGCGATGTTGTGATTTGCCTTGTCAGCCTCCGAACAGCCGCACAGCAAAAGCGCCGCAAGCAGCATGATAGATGCGAAAATTTTCTTCATGTTATATCTCCTTGTTTCCTTCTTCCGCGGCGATCTGCCGCAGCTCATCAATGTGATCCTCCACCGCCGGGCGGAGGAACGGGCGAGCTTTCATGCCCCGGGTAAAGTGCCACTTGCCGTTAAAGTCCTTCCAGACCCACGGCGTTTTGCGTCCGTTGTCCTTCTCGGCAAAGATGCCCGTGCCAAGCTCAACATAGACGCTGTAAAAGAGATTCGACCCGATGGTCACGGTCTTTTTTGCAAGGTCTACGGCGTAGGTCAGGCTCTGCTTGAGCGCGCCGCCCACGTAGCCCTCAATGCCAGTGCTGTCTGCCGTGCCGGTGGGTACAAGCAGCTGGGCGTAGTCCTGCACCGTCATGCCCCAGATGGTAAGCACCCGCTCCGCCCACAAGTCCAGTGCCTCATGCAGCTGCGGGGTGTTGTCGTTGAATTTTATGTCGTAGTTAAATTTCATGGTTATTTCTTACGCTTTTTTTGTTCTGCGTTGTAATTGATGCTTCTTAAAATCACCTCGCCGGAGAAGTTATATCTGCTGTCAATGACCTGTTTTGCCGGGATTTCGTTCATTTTGGAAAAGTTTTGAGCGCTGGCGCTCCGGTATTCTTTTGCAGCCGCAATCCAAGCGTCATTGTCCGCAGTAATTCTGCTTTTGAGCTCAGCCGTCATTTTTTTGTCAGGGTGATTCCGTTTGAAGTTTGCAATATCCTGTTTGCTCAGTTCTTCTGTGCGCTTGATGTTTGCATCGATCGTGTCAAAAGCGCTCTGGAGTATATCTTGCGCCCACGCAACCTGTTTTTCGTTGCCCTTAATCGGAAGCGATGCCGCGTTAAAAGCAGCTATTCCTCCGTTGCCCGCTCTCGCAGAGCTGCCCGAACCTCTTTTACTCACGGTAATGCCTCCTCTCGTATTGAAATGGCTTGATTTTGGTCACGTTCCAGTCGAACTCCGCCGGGCATTTGCCGTACCACAAAATACCGCTTGGTTGCAGAACTTCCAGCGCCTTGCGGCAGTGTTTGGCAAAGCACTCCGCTTCGTATGGGTCAGATTGTGTGCCGTGGCTCGAAATGCTCACGATGGCGTTTCTAGGCTCACCATCAAAGCACCAGTCATAACTTTGCTCACCGCACCAGCAGAGCGTAGGAATCACATGGATACCGTGCATCTGCCAGTAAGCAGCCAACCAGTGTTTTTTGTAGTGCATAAAAATCTGCACCGCAAGCGGCATATCGATGTAAAGAGAAAAGTCCGGGGAGCACACAGCCCCAAACTGCTGCAGCAGCGGGATGTACTTATCCGGGTTGTTCCAGAACCGTTCAAACTGATAGTCGTCCTTGTAAAAATGCACGCCTTTTGTGGCCTTGTCTTTGGCCGTCAGCGCATAATTGACCGGGATCCATTCCAGCTTGTCAATGCGGATGTCCGTTTCAGGCTTGATAGCAGGGATGCCATACTTGCCAACGCCCGGAAAAATCATTTTCTCGGTGTTTTCCATCGGCAGAATCACAGTTCATCCCTCCAAACCTTACTTTTTCTTCTTTTTTCTCGAAACGAATCCAATCCATGCACCATCCTGTTCGACCGTCACGCCAAACGGCTTTTGTGTGAGTTGCATGAGTTTTGTGCGGTCGCTCGACGACATCCCTTTTAGATCAAATGCAACTTTTGGGCCGCTCTTGTCCCAATATGTGGTATGAGACGGAGAAGAACCATCGCCACTTCGATATTTGTTGAGGTCAACACCAACTTGCTCTTTTATGAAAGATACAACGTCGTTATGCGTTTTCTTGTATCTGGAACTATCCACAACAACGGCGGCTTTCTTCGCCTCTGCTGCCGCAATTTTGCTGTAATCGGTGACCCATTTGCCATTTACAAAAGATTCAAACTCGTGTTCGTTGGCAGTCCCACCGCTTGCTCTTGTAGAACTTCCAGAGCCTCGTTTACTCATTTGGGAAACTCTCCTTTCTGTGCTTTCGTTCTTCCGCCCGCCACATTTGTTCGGCTTCCTTGCCTCCCTTGGATTTATACCACTCGGTGTAATCCATGACGGGGGTGGTCTCTTTGGTCACATTGTCCCGCTGCATGGCGTTCTGCCGGGGATACTTGCCCAGCGCAGAGGACAGCACACAGCGGCAGTGATAGACCATCTCCGGGGCGGCGTTTGGGTCGCCGGGGCGCTGAATCTCGTAGCCCATGACCTTGAACGGCTCGTCAAGCTCTGCCGTCTGCTGGTCAAGCAGGCGGTGCATTTCACGGGTACGGTAGTCGTGGGTGGAGTTCCAGCGCTTTTTGACCTCGATGCCCAAAGCCTGGGCGTTGCGCATCTGCTGCAATGCCCCGGCGTTCTGGGCGCTGGTAATGGCTGTGATGGCGTTGTTCATGGCCCAGTGGATCTCTGTATCTGCCATACCGTTGACGGCCTGCACAGCAATGTCGTGGACGCTCTTGCCCTGCACGATGCCCTGCATGACGTAGCGGTTGAACACCCGGGCGTCATAGGTGCGGTTGCTCTCGCTCTTAATGCGCTTGTTGGGTACCATGCGGGGGTTCTCCTTCAGCAGCAGCTTGACTGCCTCGGTGTTGTACAGGGTCAGGCCGAACGTCACGCCTGCGGCCTGTTCCAGCTCGTAGAAAGCCCAGTTTGCGCCAAAGGAAAAGATGTTGTATTGCTCGTCCCGGGCCAGCTTGTAGGCCGTTTCTTGGGCTGTGGTGCAGGTCTGCGTGATGCCGTCCAGCTTCTGACGCATCAAATCGGACTGAAAGACCTGATTTTGCAGCCAGATGCGGTAATCCTCTTCGGTGATCTCGCCTGAATCCAGCTGCGCCCGCTTGCGTTCGTCCAGCGCTTTGTACTTTGCCAGAAACTCGGTGAGCTGCTCCTGCATCTCCCGGCGGGCGGTGCCGTATACCCGGAGGATGCGGCGGCGCAGGCGGTTCAGCTGGCGGGTGGAAATGCGGTCACGGTCGGTCATAAGCCAATCGCCTGCGCAACGGCCAGAAAGCACCCAGCCACAATGGCAAAATCAGCGACGAAAAGCATCACATCGATCAATCTTCCCAGAGGATCATAAATTTTTCTGTTTTTTTTCATCGGTGTCTTCCTCCTCGTCCACGGTCTCCCGCTCTGCACTCTCAGCCATCAGGGACGCCCGAGCCTTTTCCTTTTGCTCCGGGGTCAGGTTGGGCAGCAAGTCGATGGCCATGTCCTGCCCAATGATCGCCGCCTCGGAGATTACTGTGCTGACCTGCTCTGCGGTGTTTACGATCCGGCTCCGGTTGAATGTCGGCGTTGCGCTGCCAAAGCCAGCCAGCGCACAGATCTGACGAACAAAAGGCTTAATCTGGGCCTCGAAGTCGTCTGCGTTCTGATTCATGGGTTCATAGGCTGCATCCAGATGGTCGTTGGTGCTGTTTGCGCTGACGCAATGCACATCCAGACCGCCGAAGTCCTCATAGACCCGGGTGTGGAGCAGCTCCAGCAGAGTCTCCCGGGCCGCTACAGGAATCTCGGTGGTGTAGGGGGTGATCTTGCCGCCCTGGCTGGTGTCTGCGCCTGCAATGTGGTACAGATTCAGCTTGACAAGGAACTCCTGCAGCTCGTCATCGGTCATGCCGTTGAAGTTCTCGCACAGCCAGTAGATCTCTGAAAAGTCATGCAGGTCATTGCAGAAGCCGGACATCACCAGATCGGTGTTGTCAATGTAGGCTTTCAGCCCCACAAGGGTGCTCTGGTGCAGGTCGGAGCCCCACAGCGGCACAATGGGAAGAGCACCGTAGTTTTCGCCCTCCACGCTTTCCAGCCCGCCGCCGGGGGTAGAGACGGTCACGCTCTTGTACGCCTGCTTCGGGGTCGTCTCCTGCATGGTACTGCCGATCCTGCTTTCCGTGTACTCGGTGTAGCCGTCCTCTTCGTACAGGACATAGTGCATATCCGTGTCAGGATTCAGCCGCCAGAACCGCACCCCGGCTCGCATGGAGCCGATGGTCTCATCGTACAGGGGCGCAAACTCGGTCAGCTTGAAAACCACCAGATGGTCGTTGTTCCAGAACCCGAAGCTCTCACCGTGGATCAGGGCGAAATATCCGGCCTTCTGGATCTGCTCATCAAAGTTCTGCCCAAGCTTGCCCTTGTCCACGCCATCGTCCGCAAAGACCACGCCGTTTCCGAGGGAGTAGGTCGCCCGCTGCTTGTTGAGCCGCCGGAAAAGATTGCTCTTGACCATATCGGGGTGTGGGGTGTCCTGCTTGGTGTTTTTGGACAGGCGTTTCAGCATCAAAGCGTAAGCCTGCGCGAAGCGTTCAGCCCCCGGGTTTTTCTGGGCGCCGTACAGATCAGCGTCCAGCGCCATTCTGTAAGGTCCGGAACTGCAGTGCTGCTGCACGAACCGCCGGATGAAATCAGGCTGTTCCCCGGCGGCTTGCGCCTGCTGGAAGGTCTGGAATGTGTATACAGTGCTCAAAATCAATCCCTCAGTTTCACAAGGCGCTTTGTGCGCACGAAATAGCGGATAGCGTCCATGCAGTGGTCGTTGACCTTCAGCACGGTGTCGTCTTTATCTGGATCCCAAGCGTACACGCCGAACTCTTCCAGCGTGTGCCTGCAGTCTTTGTATATCTTCAGCCACCCGGCCTGCAGCATGGTCTGCACGTCCAGAATGCCGCTCAGAACGTCGTTGTTTGCGGGAGTCTGGGTAAAGCCGTTCTTGCGCAGCTCTGTAATCAGGGGCAGGGCAGAGGGGTCAACGATGACCCGCTCCGGTTTCAGGCCATCCAGCCACGCTTTGAGATCTGCGACGTACTCTCCCACGGTCTTTTGCCGCTTCTGCTCTCGCCCGCTGTAGTAATACTCCCGGGTGACAATCCAGCGGTCTACATCTGCCTGTTTTTGGATCAGCAGGAACACCGTTGCGTTCTGGGTGCCAAAGTCGCAAGCCACATAAGCGCTCTTTGGAGACAGCGCAGGAAGCACATCAACAACGTGCTTCTTGCGGTCGAACATGTCATATACAAGGCCCTCGGCCACCGTCCACAGGCCCAGAATGTAGCGCTGATAGAAAACGCCGCTGTACTGGCTGCGGTATCTGGCCTTGATGTCCTCGGAAAGTGACAGGTTGTCGTCCATCGTGAAATGGAGATACATCATCTTGCGGGAACGGCATTTCCGCACCCACTCCAGATAAAACCAGTGCTGTGGGCTGCCCGGGTTGCAGTTAAACCAGAACTTTGACCCGGTGACAGAGCATCGGGCCGTGGCCTGGTTGACGAAGCTCTGCGGCATCAGGGCCACCTCGTCGAAGAACGCCCCGGCAAGGGTGATGCCCTGGATCAGGTCCTGGCTGCTCTCGTCCTTGCCGCCAAAAAAGTAAAACTCGTTGGTTCTGCCGCCCTTGCTGACGGTCATGCAGTTTTCTGCCCGGTGCTCCTTGACGTTGTAGCCACGGGCCGCAAGCTGCTGCTTGAGTGTGCCCAGCACGTTGCGCCGGAAACTGGCGATGGTCTTTCCACACATGGCAAACTGCTGGCCGCTGTAGCAGGTCATAGCCCACTGGACGAACGAAAAGCTCATGGCAAAGGTCTTGCCCGAGCGGATAGCGCCATCGGCAATGATGCCGTTGTAACCGCTGTATGCGCTCTGCGGTGTCCACCAGCTCAGGACCTGCTTTTGCCGCTGGCTGAGGGCTTTCCAGCGAAAGCCGTTACTTTTCCGCATCGTCGTTCTCTTCCTCCGGCAGCATTTCCACGTCATCCGGGGGGCTGAGGTCTGCGGCGGCGTTCAGTGCCTCAAGCAGGCCATCGTCCGGGACTTCTATGCCGCTCTGGTCTCCCAGCATAGCAAACTTGTCCACGATGGTGCCGAACGCCGTGGACAGCTGTGGCAGTGTTGCTTCCGCGATCTTGTCTGGGTCAGCCATCGCCTTCAGGTACAGCCCGAGAAGCTCTTGTGCTTCTCCTTGCTTGCTCTCCATGTAAGAAAGCATGTCCTTCGAGTTTTCCCGCTTTTTTTGTGCGCACAAGTGCGCACTCTCCGGGTCTTCCTTTACGACTTTCTTAACGGTCGCGTCTGAAACATCATTCAGCTTTGCGGTTGCACGGTAGCTCTGGAGCTGCACATAGTCCGCAACGATCTTCTTTTTTTGCTTATCTGTCAGCCGCCGTGCGCCCACCGCCACCACCTCTCTAAACTCAGACAAAAGAAAAACCGCCCGGAAAATCCGAACGGTCAGAATATCAAAATAAGAGGCCTTGCTTGTCGGGTTCAAAGCCTCTGCGTCCAGAACTTTCGCGGCCGGATGCCCCGCTATTGCACTCCCCGCTCTCGTCAGATCATGCAAGCACTCCCGGCAGGACTCGAACCTGCAACATGCGGTTTTGGAGACCGCCGCTCTACCACTTGAGCTACCGGAGTATAAAACACCGCCCTTGGACTCGAACCAGCCAGCAATATCTCAGCTGACACGCGCTCCGTACTGCGCTCAGGCAGCCATATAAAACAGCCCTGGCGGAGAACCAGGGCTGTTGTTTGACGCACATCCCGTCGGGAAGTCTACCCACACCCTCGGGGATTCAAAGCTTTCTCTCGTGGCACGGGAGGTTAAGCGTGCAGCTTTGTGGGGGATGAGTCCATGCGCCATACGGTGCGAGGTTACGGAGTCGAACCGTTCCACAAAACTGCCAGCCCCGTTATGTGGCTTCCCAAACCTCGCATAGAAGCAGCCCGCAAAACGGTGAAGGAGAACAGGAAAGCATGAAAACCTATCACAAGGAAGGACCGTTCTGGAGGCTGCGTGGCAAGCGGCTACCGCTTAGCGCTGAACCGCTTATTAGAATTTTACATCCAAGCTTGCAGACTTGAAAAGAGCTGACCCCTTCCAAAATCACGCTGTGTTTTCTTGTGCATGTTGTACACTTTGCACGTCAGAAAACTCGTCCCATATCTCGGCCAGGGCCATACATCCGCGTTTGATTCGCCGGTAGACCACATCTGCCCCGCACACGCCGACTTCTTTTGCGATTTCCTTGTGAGATTTTCCTATGACATAGTGCTCGCAAATCGATTCGGCACATTCCGGCTCGGCTATCAGGCAGTATGCCCGCCGGGTGGCCTCGACACGCAGATTGCACAGGTCCGTCTCCATCCTCTGAAGCTGTCGGCGTTCGGTGTCCAGCTGCTCTACGGCGAAGCCCACCTTGTCCCCATTGCCACCACCCGCAGGCATCCCGCTCAGGCTCTGGGTGCATTTTTCTGCCGCGTCCCGGATGCGCTGTATTTTTTGCTTCTGGGCTTCGATAGCTGCCGCAAGGTCGCGGCATTGCTGGAACCACGCCTTGACGGTGCGGTAATCCACGCCGCTGTCAGGCTTTGGTGTGTCGGTGTCAGGTGTCCATGTGCGAGTCATGTTATCAGCCTCCCATCTCCGGGTCGGGGCACTCCCAGTAGTAGTCCTCGAATGTAATTTCACGATTTATAGTCGTTTTTCCGTTTACAACCTCAATTTCTTGGTTAAACTCCATTCCGCGCTCATATCCATAGAGCCTAAAATCAAGACCATATTGTTTTGACATTTCTTCGTATGGCTCAGATTCAAATGCCCATGCCGCCTGCACTGGCAGAACGATAATGTCTTTTCCGTCCTTTGCGCCAAAAAAGAAATCCTTTCCACACTTTTGAACAAAGTTTCTTCTAGTTCCGGCAATGTATGCTTCTTGCTTTACGCAAACATGAAGCTCGTCATCATCGTAGGTATAGGAAACGCCGCTTTCGTATTTTCTGAAAATCGGAGCACCATAAAGTGGCTTGCCTTCCTCAACGTCAGGATTCCATACAGCCACACATTCAGTGAGCCACTTTACGACATTTTCTTTTTTTCCTCGGACTTTCAATTTTCCTTCGCACCAGTTTGGCACAATTCATTCCTCCATTTCTTCAATCTCAATTTCCACTCTCGGGTTTTTCCGGTCAAGCTCCACCCGGCTGCCGTCGTGGGCGGCGACGATCTTGCTGTTGTCGTCCTCCAGCACGCGGGCTTTTACCAGGATGTCTGTGGTTGCCTCGATGAGGTTTGCCAGATCGACTCGGCGGGCGGTCTTCATGTAGTAGACGCACCGCACGTTCACACGGGCAGAGATGGGGCTGCGTGGCCTTTTGATTTTCCGCAGGCAGTCGGTCTCATAATCCACGTAGGCCTTGCTGGGAGCCACAAATGGGGTACCAGCGCGCGTGCGGAGAATGCGGGCAGAGTTTTTCTTGGTGCGTGGTTCGCCGTAGAGGGTCAGGTGCATCATAGCTCACCCCACTGTTCAGCCATTGCTTTTGCAATGCCTGGAAAAGTTTTGCTCCGTTCCTTTGCGTGGCCGCTTCCCATCCAATGATTCTTTTCTCGCAGTTTCGGCGGTAACGTCGTCATGTAGTCGTACACATTATCAGTTTCTTCCAAGATGGAAAGATTTTTAAGCCACAAGCAGGTTCTCTTTTGCTCCGGGTGTCCAAATTGCCAGGGATTAATAACTTGATCCGGCTTTCGGTATAGCGTAGACATCACGCACACGGGGTTTTCTACTGCGATTTGCGGGATATTCGCTTCTACAAATTTCATAAAAAACGCAGCAGCTTCATATCGTAAGCTGAGTGGTTTTTTTCCCTCCGTGAACCACCGCGCACCAGAAACAGCCAGGTGTGTGCAGGGCGGGTGTGCAATGAGCAAATCCCACTTTCCGACTTCATGCGCCACGCCGTCCATCGTTACGATTTGCCCACCCTCAATGGCCTTGAGCGCATCCCCGAGAATGTGCCACTCAGGATGTCCGCCGGACGGCTCCTGAATATCGCAGGAGTAGGCTTCGTGACCTTTTGCCCGAAATGCCTTGCAAACTTCCTGCGATTCTTCGCAGGCGATAAGCACTTTCATCTGTCCGCTCCTCCGTTCGCTCCCATGTACTTCTTGCGGCCTCGTTCCCGGTGGCGGTCTTCGTGGTCGTAGTGGTAGACCTTGCCTGTGTCCAGCATCTCTCGGGTGTAAGCGGCTTCTGCGCCGCGTTGGCGCTTGAACTCGGCGTACTTGAGGCAGCTGTCGTGGCATACCGGGTGCCGTGCGGGGCAGTCTTTACACGGCGTCATCGTCATTTTTCAGCACCTCCGTTCTCACCGGTTTGATGTCCCGATATTCGGGGTAATGGTCGCCCGCCAGCTGACAGGCCCGGAACTCTGCCGCAAACTGACTCGCGGCGTTGATGCGGTATGTAAGCGCCGCGTTCCCGTGCGGGCCGCTGCACTCTACGATGACTTTGTATCTAGGCATTTCGTCCTCCGTTCTGGTTTGCCTGCCCAAGAAGCTTTCTTTCTTTCCTGGACTTGAGCATCCGGGTGCGGGCAGCAAGGCAGTGCTTCGCCAGCATCTGCTCACCCTGGGCCTTTTCGACGGCCTTTTTCCACGCCGGGAGCAGCTGGCTCTGCCAGCTGCACTCCGAAATCACCTCGTGGAATGTCTTATAGGCCATCTTATCCGGCACATCCTTGAGCGATGAGTTCGCCCAGATCTCCGCGATACTTGCGCGGTTCTCTGCGGTCTGAGGCCGTCCAAAATAGGCTTCAGCGTCCGCAAGGAGCTTTGTCATCATCTCCACTGTCACGGTTTCACCCCCTTGAAAATATTTGCGTATGCTTCTGCGGTGCTTTCTGTGGCTTGTTTCCCGCGAGGCTGATCTTGTCGGCGCTGCTCATTCGCTGCCACGTCCCCCGGGGTGCGTATCCTGTCCCGCTGCCAGCCAGACAGGATGCCGTTGATGTAGTTCCACGAGCGTTTCCCAGCCTCTGCGGCCTTGTCGATCGCCAGCAAAATCATTTCCGTGCTGTACTCCTGCCGCCATTTTTGCAGTTTTTCCAGCGCCGAACGCGGGAAGTCGCCGATAGCACGTTGGTAATGCTGGACGATTTTTGATAACTCCATATCAACGGCGGCGGTGTTATCGCGCTTTACAACATCTACATCCCCATCTACATCTACATCTCCATTTACATCTACATCTACAGTTATTTTTGTTATGTCGTCATTAACATTGTTATCGTTTGTTATTTTTGTTATGTCGTCAGGCTTTCCCCAGCGCTTTGCCATACCGCGTTTTCCGGCGTTGCTGCGTTTCTTGCGGGTTTCATCCCATTTTTCAGACGCCCGTTTTACGTCGCTGCACATAAATTTCCAGTTGCCCCGCATCCCACGGTCTGAAAATTCAGGCTCTTCTCCGGTTTTGGCATACCGTGCAAGAGCTCGCATCAACTGCCCAACCTCTGCGTCGGAGTATTCTTCCAGCGCATCGAACCAGCTCAGATACGCCACAAATGACTTTTTATCGTCCTGTGCCACTCAATCACCTCCTTTGCGCGCCCGTATAGCCCGATAGCGCAGCTCTCGGCTTAGAACGGCAAGTCCTCCGAGTCGTCGATGACTGAAAAGTCGTCTGCGCTGCCCTGCGAATACTCCGGTACGCTCTGAGGCTTCTGCGATGTGCTGTAAGCGGCGTTTGCTTCGCGCACATGATTTTCCGTCTGCTGGTCGAAATCGCGCACAGCGGGCTTCTCTGCGGCCTTTCCGCCGCAAAAGCTCACCTGCGACGCAAGAACCTCGGTAGCCGTGCGGTTGTTGCCGTTCTTGTCCTGGTACTGACGGGTCTGCAAGCTGCCTTCGACTGCGATCATGCTGCCCTTCTGGAAATACTTACAGACGAACTCGGCGGTCTGCCGCCATGCGGTGACGTCGATAAAATCGGCCTTGCGCTCTTCGCCCTGCCGGGCAAAGCTGCGGTCAACCGCGATGCGGAAGCTGCACACGTTGGTGCCGTTCTGGGTGGTCTTGAGCTCCGGGTCGTAGACCAGACGACCCATCAATGCTACGATGTTAAGCATGAGACATTCCTCCATCTTCTTTCGGCTGTTTCTTTGCGCATTCTACGCAGAGTATACGCCCATATTTTGCCTTGCTTCGTTCCGCTGCCTGCTCAGCAGTCATCTTTTTTCCGTCCTTGGTTTTGATGCCGATGATTTTCTTTCCGCAGCAGGCGCACACCGGGGCGGGAGTGGCCGGAGGCGGGGTGGATTCATCTTTCCAGTACACATTCGCGCCGATTCCAAGCGCCTTGCAGGCCACGCTCTGTGCATCCGTATACGCTTTTTTGTAAGCGTCATCATCCGTTCGGAGCCCCGTTGACTCCAACGCAATCAGCATAGAGCCGCCCACTCCGGGGATGGGGGCGCTCCACGCTTCCCCATCATCCTGCCTGACGTACAAATTCGTAAAGCACTGCACGACAACTTCGCCCTTTGCTCCGGTCTTTTCCTCGAACACCGGCGGGTCGAACTTCCAGCCCGTACCAGCCGGGCCAAAAAGCTCAGTCAGCTTCTTGATGCGCCACATGGGGTTAATGTCGGTCTTGCCCTTCAGGCGGCCCGCTGCGATAGGCTTCTGGGCGTCTTTTGGGACTTCCCGGCACTGCTCGTAAATGGTCATTTTATCCATGATTGTATGTCACCTCATCCATCCCGTGTACCCGGCACAGATCTGCCAGCCACCCAAGACCAGAATTGTAGGCCGCCTCAATGTTTCCCATCGCGTCATCTAACCCGCCGGTCTGGGTGGAGCTGATAAGCGGGAAGGCGTTTGACTCATCTGCCAAAGCAACTACGGTTTCCAGCGCCGAAGCGGCTGCGCCGAGGCTGTACTCTGCATCCGAAATGGCTTTTGCATATCCCGTCGGAGACATTCCATAATCTAATCTGTCCGGATAAAAACGGTCTTCCGCGTCGGTAGCAAGCATCATCTGGCTTACGCTCATCAAGAGGCTTGCGCATTTCGTAAGCTCTGTTGCTGCCCGATGCTTGAGCGCAAGATTCCATTCAGGGACGCTGACTGCATACCGCAGAACCGCTTTGCGGCGTTCCTTTTGCTCTAAAGTCATGTACGTCACCTCTGGTAAACCTTCTGCCGGTGCTCGTCCATAACGACGTACAGACGGCCCGGCTTTTCTGCTGCCAGCTGGTCGGCGTACTGGATGCCCGCCAGCGTGTTCGGCATGGGGATTTCGTTGACAAAACGCAAATCCGCGTCAAAGATCTGTACCGTGCTCACCTTTTTCTTCTCCTTCTTCTGGTGGATGTGCCGCAGCCGCTCCGGCTGACGATTATGCCAGCGAATCTCTGCGGCTCGCATATATCTACCGTTCATATTCCTGTTCCCTTTTCGTCTTTTTGCAGTAACGGCGAAGCGGAGGGAGACAGTCGACCTCCGCACGATCAATGCGCTCCTGCTCAAAAATGTACTTGTGCGGATGCTTTTTTTCATGGCGTCGGTGTCCAACGGAAGACACAAAGCTGTTGGCGGTCTTGTATCCAAGCTTCGCAGCGCACATGGCGGACGTTCCCGCGGCCACTACCTCGCCGGTCTTGGCGCTGTACACGGTGTACCATGTGACATAGTGGATGTAATCAGCCATGCGCGACGTCCTCCGCATCGTGGAGGGCTGTGAGCAGCCCATCTGCTGCCGCGCTATAGACCTCTGATTTTTCCCGGCAGATGACCCGCAGCTAGATGTCTCCCGTGAGCGCGGACTCCGTTGCAAGCCGTGTGGCTGTTTTAAGGTGCTCTTCGGCCTGCTGCCGAATCAGCTCTTCCAGCTTCATGCGCCCTTCTCCTCATCCTGCGGATACTCCGGGTTCCGGGCATGGTTGCGGACGATTTTGCTGTAACCGCTGCGCTTATACCGTTTGTTGTCCTCATACATCCCATAAAACGACATCGCCAGCCCGGCAGTAGATGCAACAATAATCCAAGGCGCGGCATACGCAGCCTCGGCGATGTCCCAGCCGCCCCAGCAAACCAGTGCAACGGCCAGCCAGGAGCAGGCCCAACGCACCGCCTGCACCGCGCCGATAATAGCCAGCAGACCTACCGTGCCGGCGGCGGCGAACGATTTGAGTCTCATTCTCTTGGTTCCTCCTTTGTATAAACCTTTTCGAGTTTGTAAAAGTCCTTCACCCACGCCATAAAACCGGCGCGGGAGATGTCCGGGCAGGGCTCTTTTGTTCCTACGGAAGGAATCGCCCAGCTGGTAAACAGCCCCGCCTGGATCTGTGCTCCCAAGACCTTTTCGGTCTTTGAGATGTTGTTGTCCCGAAGGATCTGGACGCATTCGCCTATCGTAAGACTCGGCTTCTGCATGGCGTCCTCCTTTCTATCAATGTCTCAGCACAACATTGGACGAATGAACCAGATAGGTCACGCCGTCAATCTTCACTTGCAGCTGGTCGCCCTCGTAATCGTCCCAACTGTTTAATCTCCCCTCGACAATCGTTCCATCTGGCATTTTAAGCTGTGCCCAGCTGTATTCATAGGTCAGGTCAATAACCTGCTTATTGCATCCGGCCATCAGCAAAGCGCTTGCCAATACGGACGCTACACCAACAATAATTTTTTTCATGCTCGTTTCTCCTTTTAATAAAATGTTTAATAAAATCTCTTCTCTTTGCTGTGCCGTCGCAGTGTGTCGCGCTGCCATGCCAATGCATCCGAAGCAAAACCTTGCCGCAGCGAATCGTTACGGTGCACCACTTTTCCTTCGCAAATCACATCAGCGCTTTTCTCTGCCATTCCTTTGCTCTGCCATTCGCGACGGCGCGGTACTATGCCATCGCTCCGCTACTCTCCGCTTTTCCTTCGCCTCGCTGCTCTGTGCTTCTCAGTGCCGCTGCTCCGCCACTGCACAGCAGTTCAC